TTTTACAACTGAAGAATTAGAATTCTCAGCCCTAAACCATGATTTAGGTAAAATGGGGGATGAAGAACAAGATTCTTATATACCTCAGACAGATACTTGGAGACGTGAAAAATTAGGAGAAGATTATATGTTTAATACTAAAGTTCCATTTGCTTCGGTTCCCGATAGAGGATTATTTTTACTCCAATCACATGGTATTCAGTACACATTTAATGAAATGATTGCTATCCAAACACATGATGGTTTATATGATGAAGCAAATAAAAAATATTTAATAGCTTACATGCCAGAACAAAAACCTAGAACATCATTACCTTTTATCTTACATCAAGCGGATTTAATGGCAGCACGTATCGAATTTGAACGTGAATGGTTGCCTAAATTAAAAGAAGGTAAAAAGCCCGTGGATGGCGGAAAAGGAAATTATACATTGGGGAATAAACCAAACATGTCTAAGAAAACCTCTACTAAAACAAAGGCATTAGGTACATTTAAAAGTGAAGGTTTAAAAAATTTATTTGATCAATTATGATAATATTAATAATTTCCGTTTGCATATTAGCAACATTAGTTGTGGTTCTAGGGTTTACAACTTTTAATCTTTTAAGAAAAAATGAAAAACAAGAAGATATAGTAGTTAGTTATTTAGAATATCTTGATCGTTTATCTCGTACAATTGAAATTTCTGATAAAAAATTAAAAGAATTAGATAGAGGTGGTGTATTTGAAAAAGATGATGAGGTTGGAGTTATTTTCCAGTCAATAATTAAAATACAAGAAATCCTTAATGAATTCAATGTTAGAAAGTACAATCGAAATGCCTAAAAAAAAAGTAAGTAAAAATTATTTTACTCAAGAAACAGAAGATGCTATTGTGCTTTACAACAATACTTTAGATTTTGAATTAAGAAGTAAAATATATGAAGAAAAAATACACTATGCTTTCTTCAAACTTACTCAAAATATAATCCACACATTTAAATTTTATCATACAGAAGTAGATAACTTAGAACATTTACAACATGAAATAATAGTATTTTTATTATCAAAAATACATTTATTTGATCCTAAAAAAGGTGCTAAAGCATATTCTTATTTTGGTACTATTGTTAAACGTTGGTGTATCTTATATAATGATAAAAATTATAAAAGTAAAATTCAAAAAGTATCTACTGATGAATTATTTAAAGATGATACTCACTCATGTGAAATAGAGCCTAATAATTCAAATGAAGATTTATCTATGTTTTTAGATAAATATGTTAATTTTGTTAGTATAAACATATATAAACTATTCCCTAAACCGTATGATGCTAAGATTGCAGATGCTATTTTAGAATTGTTTCGTAAACGAGATAATATAGACATATTTAATAAAAAAGCCCTTTATATCTATATTCATGAAATGATCCCAGATGCTAAAACTCCTAAAATTACAAAAATAGCGGGAGTTTTATATGATATTTTTAAAAAAAATTATTTGTTTTATTTAGAAGAAGGATATACAAAGTTCTAATTCTAATAATTTTCTATATTTATCCCCAAAAATACATATGAGTAATTTAGAATCAAATGTTTGGGGTAAAAAGAAATTTTGTGATATTCTTAAAGAAATATACGATAACCAAAAGAAAAAAGAAACACAAATATCAGCTTTAATAGGTGAATTAAAACCACTTATTAATGATATTGGTGATGCTACTTTAATTGTTCCCCTAATTAAAGAATATATGGAATTAGGAATTAAAAATGATGAACAATTAGTTAAAATGGCAACTATTATTCAACGTGCTATTGCTTCAAATAAATCAGAAGAAGAAGGATTTGGTATGACAGAAAATGAAAAAGCTCAATTATTATCTGAAGTTAAAAAATTTAATCCTAAAGACTAATGGGGGCTAATAAGTATGGGTCGTTTGGTTTTCCTTCTATGGTTAACAGAGCTTCAAATAAAAAATCTTCTAGAAAAAGCTCAAACAATAATAATCCTATTATAGTTAGAGTTGTTGATACTTATTCTCCCTTAGAAGGGGACAGTAGTCAAAATTATTTAATAGGAACTATTAGTGGAGAACAAGTTACTAAAAATAATGTACCTACTAATAGATTAATATCACCCATTTATCCTAAAGACCCATATAAAACAATTATCCCTTTAATAGGAGAATTTGTTCAAATTACTAGGGTTATAACCCCAAATTTTGCATCAGGAAGATGGGTTTATGAATCTCCTATAGCATTATATGGACTTACTTCAATAAATTCAAATTCATCTCCTTCTGCATATACTTCTCCTACAACACCAACCCCACCAAAAAATTATGCTCAAGCATTTGATGGTATTATTAATATAGTACCTGAAGGGGATTTTGAATTAAATTACTCCTCTGCAGATTCGTTAAAACCATCAACATTTGTTGAGCAAGGTAATATTCATCCTTTATTACCTTTTGAAGGTGATGTAATATATGAAGGAAGATGGGGAAATAGTATTAGATTTGGAAGTACCACTAAACCAAAAAATAATTGGTCTACCTCAGGGAATAATGGAGATCCTATTTTAATTTTAAAAAATGGACAAGATCCTAATGCAAATGATTTTGGTTCTGAATTTATTATTGAAAATATAAAAAATGATCTTTCTTCAATTTATCTAACCTCTACCCAACAATTAAAAGATTTTACTTTAGCTAATGAAAATTTTTATTCTTATCAACTAGGAGCCAAACCCACTATAACCCCAGTACCAGAAACTCCAGCATCTTATAAAAATTCACAAATAGCCCTAAATTCAAATCGAATTGTTTTAAATGCAAACTCGGATAGTGTCTTAATTAGTGGGCAAAAATCAGTTGGTATATCTTCAAATTTAAGTATTAATATGGAATCTAAACATATGGTTTTTTCTGGAAACGATATTCGATTAGGAAGTATTGATGCTAAACACCCAATCTTAAAAGGAGATAAAACTGTAGATATGTTGAAAACAATATTAAAAGAATTAATAAATATAAGTATTTCTTTAAAAACTGTTACTGACTGGCCCAGTGGATCACCTACCCCTAACTCAGTAGTATTAAATGCTGTTAATAATGCTTTAGATAAATTTGAAAATGAATATAACAATATAAATAATATTAAATCAACTTTTGTAAAAACTACTTAAAATGGCTTATCCTATTACTAATCTTGTTAATCAACCAACTCCTATAGGAGGAAATTTAAATGGAAAACATATAAGCTTTGAGTCACTCCCAGAATCAATTCAAGTATTAATTTCTAATCCTAAATATGTAGTATTAGTTAGAGAATCAACAACCACAACATCTAATGGTGGAAGAACTAAAGATACTCTATGGTATAATAAACAAATTTTAGGGTTTGCTGTTGAAGATGCTATTAGAGATGTAAAAATACCATTAAAAACTGCTATCCCTGATACAATAGAAGATGCTAGTAAATTTAAGGGTATTCCCTCTAATGTATATAATATTATTTTAAGTACTTATACAAAAAGTGACTTTATTAGATCATCATTTTATGATAAAAAAGGAATGAGGGTTAGTTCTAAAGGTGATCCTAGTGGAATGAATATATATGAATCTGATGTTTTTACTAGTGATAAGTTTGCTACTGATAGAGGAAAACTAGCTTTTGATGGTGTTTTTATTCATCAAGGAAACTCAGAAAACTCTTCTGCAGGATGTATAATTTTTAGTAGAACTAGAAATTCAGATGGAACTGTTAAATTGGATGTTAATGGGGTTCAACAATTAAATAAATATTTACAATCACCATCAGTAGGATTAATAGGTAAAGGTAAATTACAACAACTTGCTATTGTTAATCTATGGGAATTTCCGGAACCACCAATTAAAATCCCAACAACAGGAACAGTAATTAATAGTGAAACTAATCAAGGAATTCAAGGGGTAACTATTAAAAAAACAGATTCAGATACCCCTATCCCTGTTAATCCCCCAGAAACCCCAACTAATATACCTGAGGGATCTTAATAAATTACACCTATTAAACTCCCCCCAATTTATAAAATATGAATGAAGGACAATTTAAAATTAATTTAACCTCACTAATTAATGGGGAAGGCCCCCCAGTAACGTATGAATATAAAGATGCTGGGAATAATTGGGAGATTGAGGCTTATCGTGATGGTAAATTATTAGCTACTTTTATAGCAGATAAAGGTATAAAAGGTTCAATAGACGGTCTTGATGGTGGGACTCGAGCATATGATTTTTCTAAATTAGAGGATGTAAAGTTTTATTTTGATTTACAAATTAATCCTCCAACTATAGAGACACCAGAGGGGATGGAAGGTTTTGGATTTGGTGATCTTACTGTTGGTGATAAAGTATATTTTGATGAAAATGGAATATTAAGAGAAGAAGTAGATCCAATCTTTATAGAAAGTAATAAAAGAAGAGGAATAGATAATAAAGTAAATAGCTTAGGAGCACTTTCAATTAAATATCCTCCACAAGCTTCTGTTACTACTCCACTAACTGCTTCTCTCCCTGCTATTGAAATTTCCGCCCCTGGGTATGAATCAATAGAAATAATCCCATATAAAGGAGATGGTACTGTAAAAACAGATTTAGGAGTAATCCCATTAGTTCCTACAGATATTGCTTTAGAACAAGATAAAATTGAAGCTTCCCAATTATCCCAAAACCAAATAAAAGAGGCTTCTAAATCTTCAGAAACTTCTGATTATTTAATACAAGAATCTTTATCTAATCAAATTATAACTATAAAAAAAACTTTAATTCCTTCTATATTAACTATGATAGCAGCTTTTGGAATAACTAAAGCTCTTAGTTTAATTTCAAAAGATAAAAATAAAATTTTAGATGCAATAAATAATCAATCTAATTGTCCTCCTGAAGAAAAATTAACTAGTTTAATTAATAAAAAAAATAAATTAGTTAAACAATTAAGTAATACTTTAAAAGTAATAGACGTTACTACTAAATCTTTAGCTATAACAACTGAATTAATATCTTTACTAAATTTAAATAACCAATCTAGTAATACTGCTCTTTTAGCAATTCCCACTTCAACTGGTGCTCCCGGAGTACCTGGACTTTCTGTAGGTATTATTACTCAATTAGATGATGTTAAAGATAATAATAAAAATAAAATTCAAACTTTAATTAAAATTAGTGCAGGTGTATTATCTATTTTAGTTATATTAAAACAAGTTTTAAACCAAGCTATTCAATTACTTAATTTACTTGATTCACTTGTACAAAAATGTTACCCTGATACTGAACAAGAACAAATATCTATAGAATTAACTCAATTAACTACCCAACAATCTAATCAATTATCTCCTATAGTCACAAATGTAAATGGATTTACAATGGGTGTAGAAACAGAAATAACAGATAAATCTTTAAAACGTAGAAGAGCAACCGCAACTAATAAACAAAATATTGTAATGTTAAGAGGAGAATTTTCCTTTAGTTCTATTGACCAAATATTAATTGATGAACTAGTATTTTACATTGAACAAAATAATTTAAAAGCAGATTAACCCTATATTTATAACCGTATGAAAGCTATAGATTTTAAAAAATTAATTAAAGAAGCCGTAAGAGAAGTAATTCAAGAAGAATTGAAAGATATTTTATTGGAAGCATTAAAGTCTCCTAAACAAATAGTTAGAGAATCTTACTCTCCCCCTTCAACACCTACTCAACCATCTTATGCACCCCCATCAATAGACTTTAGATCTAAATATGCTGAAGCCTTAGGTGAGACAGCTTTAAGTTTTACTTCACAAGACGCTCAACCATCATTCAGACCACATGGAGACCCAGTAAATGGTAATTTAGGTTCTGGAGAAGTAGGTATGGAACAAATAATGAATTTACTAAATACTAAATAATGGCTTTTAGCCCCCAACAAATAGCCCCTATTGATTTTGATGCAAGCACTGCAGTTGGAGTAAATATTCCATTAAATGGACCTGCGGTTTTCATATCAAATTATCAAACTAAAGATGCTATTAAAAATAATTTAATTAATTTTTTTCTTACTAACCCAGGAGAAAGAATATTAAATCCTTTATTTGGAGGTGGTTTACGATCTTTTATATTTGAACAAATTACAGTAGATAATTTATCTTCTTTAAGAGAAGATGTTAATGATAAACTTCAAATATATTTTTCTAATATTATAGTTGAAAGTCTTACTGTAACTGGAGATAATGATAGTAACCAAATAAATGTAACTCTTAAATATAGTGTATCAAATACTAATATTGTAGATACTTTAGAAATAAACTTAAACAATGAAACAATAACTTTATAATGGCTACAACAAATAGAGACATAAAATATATTAATCGTGATTTTTCTAATTTTAGACAACGATTAATTGAATTTAGCAAAACCTATTTTCCTCAAACATATAATGATTTTTCAGAAGCATCTCCTGGGATGATGTTTATGGAACAAACGGCATATGTAGGAGATGTTTTAAGTTTTTATTTAGATAACCAATTCCAAGAAACTTTTATTCAATATGCTCAACAAACAAACAATATATATGAATTAGCATATATGTTTGGATATAAACCTAAACTAACAGGAGCAGCCCAAGTAAATTTAGAATTTTACCAACAACTTCCTGCCATACAAATAGGCACAGAGTACGTTCCCGATTTTAATTACTCTTTAACTATTGGTGAAAATACTTTAATAACTTCTCCTAATGGGGCTTCTTTTTTAATTCAAGATAGTGTAGATTTTTCAACTTCAAGTTCACAAGATTTAACAGATATAACAATTTATCAAATATCTAATAATTCTCCTCAATATTTTCTCTTAAAAAAAACTCGAAAAGCTATTTCATCAACTATTAATACAGTAACATTTCCTTTTAATGACCCTATCCCATACAATACAGTTACAATAACAAATAATAGTTTTATTAAAATTTTAGATATAATTGATAGTGATGGAAATAAATGGTATGAAGTAGATCATTTAGGTCAAGAAATGGTTTTAGATACTATAAAAAATACTAATATAAATGATCCTAATAAAACAGATGATACTCCTTATTTATTAAAACTTAAAAAAGTAGCTAGACGATTTGCTACAAGAATAACTTCTCCTAATACTATTTTAATTCAATTTGGTGCTGGTTCTCCTTCTGATATTACTGAAGAAATTACCCCTAATATAGATAATGTAGGTCTAGGACTTCCTTTTAAACAAGATAAACTTACTACAGCTTATTCCCCTGTAAATTTTTTATATACAGGAACATATGGTATATCTCCTTCAAATACTACTTTAACTGTAAGATATTTAACTGGGGGTGGAGTTTCTTCTAATAGCAATGTTGGAACTTTAACTAATTTAAATACAAATAATATTAAATTTAATAATAATAATTTAAACCAAATAACAGCTAATTATATTTTTTCTTCATTAGCCGTTAATAATAATGAAGCTGCTAGTGGAGGAACTGGTGGAGATACAATTGAACAAATCCGTCAAAACTCTTTAGCTCTTGTAGCATCTCAAAAACGATCAGTTACTGCAGATGATTATTTAATTAGAGCTTTAAGTATGCCTTCTGATTTTGGTTCTGTTTCTAAAGCATATATTCAACAACCTAAATTAACAGATAATCAAGTTTCTACAATTGAAACTTTAAATTTATTTGTTTTATCTTTAAATAATAGTGGTCAATTAGATTATGCTGCAAAAACATTAAAAGATAATTTAAGAACTTATTTATCCCAATATAGAATGATTGGGGATAATATTGAAATTAGAGATGCTTTTATAATTAATATAAGTATTCATTTTGAAATTATAGTTTTTCCTGAATATAATAATAATGAAGTTCTTTTATCTTGTATTAAGGGATTACAAGATTATTTTAATATTAATAACTGGCAAATTAATCAGCCTATATTATTAAGAGATCTTTACATATTATTAGATAAAATTAAAGGGGTTCAAACTGTTAAAAATGTTAATATTATTAATAAGGCAGGAACAACTTCTGGATATTCTTTATATGCCTATGACATAGCAGGAGCAACTCAAAATCAAGTTATATATCCTTCATTAGACCCAAGTATTTTTGAAGTTAAATATCCTAATCAAGATATTAAAGGTAAAGTAGTTCCTTTATAATACCATATTTATAATAAAATATTATAAATGGCTATTTATAAAATATTCCCAACCCAAGATACTACCCTATATTCAGAACACTCTTTAATGAATACAGGTTTAGATGCTATTTTAGAAGTATCTAATAAATTAGGCTTAGATGCAAGTCCTGAGGTAGCTCGTTACTTAGTGCAATTTGATCAAAATGAAATATTAGATATATTTTCTAATAAGATTAATAGTAATCAATATAATATATATCTTAAAAATTTTATAGCGGAAGCTCAAGGATTAAATCAAAATACATTTTTAGAAGTTTTACCTTTAGCTCAAGAATGGAATAATGGTACTGGGTATTATGCAAATGATCCATCATCCCAAGATGGTTCTTCTTGGGAATATTCTTCTTATTCTGGATCTAACCCTTGGAAACACTCAGGATCATATTCAAATCCAAGTGGTTCTTACAATTATACTAGTTCATTTAATTTAACTTATGGACCTGCAGGTGGAGGAAATTGGTTTTATGATGTTTCTGGAAGTTTATATGTTTCTATAGGATATGTACAACCAGGGTATGTTTTAGGTCAACTATCTTTTAGTGGATCAAGTTTAATTAATTTTCAATTACGCAATGCTAAAGATTTTGAAGCTAATGTAACTAACGTAGTTGATTCCTGGTTTTCAGGATCTATTCCAAATTATGGATTTATAGTAAAACTAACAGGTTCTCAAGAATTTAATCCTAGTCAATATGTTCAACCTCAATTTAAATATTATAGTGTTGATACAAATACAATTTATCCTCCATGTTTAGAATTTAGATGGAGAGACTACTCTACTATATTAACTGGATCTGCATCAAGTAGTATTGTAAATACTGTTGATTTAAAAATGTCCTTATCTGAAAACGCAGGAGTATTTTACCCAGAAAGTAAAAATAAATTTTATATAAATGTAAGTCCTTTATACCCTACTAGAACATATCAAACATCATCATTATTTACTTCTTTAAATTATTTACCAACGGCTTCATACTATGCTATAAAAGACTTGGCTACTAATGAATTTGTTATTAACTTCGATAACAATTATACTCAAATTAGTTCTGATGTAAATGGAAATTATTTTGATGTTTATATGAGTGGTTTAGAACCTGAAAGATATTATTCTATTTTAATAAAAACTAATATTAATGGATCAACTATTATATATGATGATGATTATTACTTTAAAGTTATAAATGGATGAGTGAAAATATAAAGTTACAAAAACAAGTATATAATAAAGGAGATTATTCTAAAGTTATTGATACTTCTTTTACTCAATTAGGAGTATCTACAATTGAACAACAAATAGAATCTCAACCAACAGTAAATGATTTTTTTAATCTTTATAATGATTTATTTTATGATATTTCTGAATTAGGAAGTACTAATTCTCATGAATATTTAATTAAAAAAAGTAGTGAGTATATAAATTTTGAAGCTAATCAAGAAATTCTTTTATCTCTTCAAAACGAAATTGCTCAATTAAGAACAGAACTTTTAAAAACTCAACAACAATTATTTTCACTTCAATTAGCAAATAATCTCCCTACTTAATAATGCCTACTGAAATTACCCAAATAAATATTAATACTTTTACTTCTCAAACATATGAGACGCAGGATACTAATTTAATTCCTTCATTTGAACTTGTAACATCCTTAGGTTCTAGTAGTTATATAGAATTTTTTATTTATGATCTTAATAAAAATATACTTTCTTCAGAGTATAATTTTTCTCAATACCAAATCCTAAATAACGGACAATCCCCAGGAAATAATAACAATATTTCCCAAATTCAAATAGATCCTGAAAATGTTCTTTTAAATTATAATTACAATCAAGGAAATTATATTACTTATTTTAATTTTTTTAATAAAAAAATAGGTTCTCAACTTCAACAACTTTATATATCTGAAATATCTTCTAATAGAACAGAATTAAGATTAGATAGTATTGATTTAAATATAATTGATTTTGTCGAACAAGCAACAAATTTTATTCAAGAAAGAGAAAATGAATCTTATTTTTTAGATTTTTATCTTAATTTTGGAAATAATCAACTTATTATATCTAATAATATTAAATTAGATACTACAATTTTAACATCTCCCACAATTTTAATTAAATTATATGAACCTCTTCCTATAGATTTTGATATAAATTCTAAAATATGGGTTGTAGCTTCTATTGAAGAATCAATAGCTTATCAAGTAAATTTTGAAAATACTCCTATTGCTATAATTGATACTTTTTCTATTAATGGTCCTAATTTTAATTTAGGTATAAAAGATCAAATAAATAATTCAACTTTAGAATTATCTCTTACTAATTTATTATCTACTTCTTTAACTAGTTCTCAAAATCAAATAAATAGTTTATTAGAAGAAAAAGAAATTAGTATAAATATTGATTATTCTAATTTTTTTAATTATGTTCATTTTAGTTCGGCTAAAATTAGATTAGAAAATTTTTATTATAAACTAAAATTAATTGAAGAATATTCATCTTCTATTTCATTATTAAATAATGTTACTAACTCTACTTTTCAAGTTAATAGTAATGTAATTGCATATGAAACAAATATAGATAATATTATAACTAATTTTGATAATTATGAGTATTATTTATATTACAATAGTGGTTCTTATGCTTGGCCTAAATCAAATCTTGAACCTCCATATCAATTAATTTTAACTAGCGATCCTATAGCTTTAACTTGGTTAGGTAGTGATAATATTAATAGCCCATATTATGGTGGATTAATTCTATCAGCTTCATTATTTGATAATGGTAATAAAGATAATTTACTTTATACTATCCCTGAATACCTTAGAGACGACCCATCTAATCAACAATATGAATTATTTATTGAGATGGTAGGTCAATTTTATGATAATATTTGGGTTTATTATAGAGATGTTACTGAAAAATATAATGCAGATAATCGTTTAGATTATGGTATATCAAAAGATATAGTAGCTGATGCTATTAGAGACTTTGGTTTAAAGCTATATCAAAATAATTTTTCAAATGAGGATCTATATACAGCATTTTTAGGCTTAACTCCTGAAGGTAGTTTATTTCCCTTTCCAAACATTACAGGTTCCTTACCTACTCCTAGTGGATATGAATATGTTGATACTTTAATATCTGCATCTAATGATTATATGCCGTTAGACGATGTAAATAAATCGCTATATAAACGCATTTATCATAATTTGCCGTATCTGCTTAAGTCAAAAGGTACATTGCCTGGTTTGCGCGCTTTAATTACCTCATATGGTATCCCTGATACAGTATTAAGAATTAAAGAATATGGAGGGAAAGATAAAGTTAATTCAAATGACTGGGATTATTGGCAAGATACTTTTAACTATGCTTTTACTACTCCTGCTAATAATTTTATTTCAACTGATTGGGATGTTAATCCATTATGGGGAACACTAAATGGAAGACCTGATTCAATATCTTTTAGATTTAAAACTACAGGTCTCCCCCAAAATAACATCCCATATTCTCAAAGTTTATGGAATTTAGATAATGTTACTTCTCACCTATTATTAAAATATACCGGATCAGGATACACAAGTGGATCATATTTAGGATCTAATATTGATCCTTATTATCAATATGCTTCTTTAGAATATTACCCTAATTACCCTATTTCTCCCTCTATTTCAGCTAGCATATATTTACCATTTTTTAATGGTGGTTGGTGGTCTGTACTGATTAATAGAGTACCAAGTACTTCTAGTGGATTTAGTGATTTTACCTTATATGCTGGAAATAAAATATATGAAGGGGGAGATAATGGAACTTTACTTGGATTTTACTCTTCTTCAACTGTAACTGTTGATGATACTGATTGGACAAATTCTTTTGTTTCTTATTTTGGTTTAGGTGGTAATATAATAAATGGTGATTTATATGATTATTTTTCAGGATCTTTTCAAGAAATTAGATACTTTAAATCTCCTTTAAGTGAAAGTGTATTTAAGGATTATATAATGAATCCTTATTCAATAGAAGGAAATAGTATTAATTCATCCCCTGATGAACTTATATTTCGAGCATCTTTAGGAGGTGAATTATATACTGGATCAACATCAATTCATCCTAAAGTAACTGGTTCTTGGATTTCTACAAGTTCATTTGCTTTAAATAGTGATTTTAATTTTCTTCAAACTCCTACTTTTATACCTAATACAGAATATTTCTTTTATGATCAACCTATAGCAGGAATTAGAAATTCTATATCTGATAAAATTAGATTAGAAGATAATATTTTACCTGCAGGTGATACTTTATCCCCATTTAAAGTAATTTCTCAACAAACTAATGCTAGTCAAAGTTATACAGCTAATACTAATTTGCTTGAAGTATCTTTTTCTCCTCAAGATGAAATTAATGATGATATTACATCCCAAATTGGTTATTTTAATATAGGAGATTATATAGGTGATCCTAGAGAAAGATTTACTCCTTCACAATTTTATCCTGATTTAAATAAACTTAGAGATGAATATTTTCAAAAATATATTAAAAACTATAACTTAATTGATTTTATTAGATTAATTAAATTTTTTGATAATTCATTATTTAAAATGATTAAAGACTTTGTACCTGTCCGTACAAGTCTAGCATCAGGTATTGTTATTAAACAACATATTCTTGAAAGAAATAAATACCCACAACCAAAAGTTGATAATCATTCAACAATAACCTATTATAAATCAAATCCTTATAATACCCCTATCATTTTTCAAGATATTTCAGTTACAGGAACTTTAGCCCCACAATGGAATGGTTACAACCCAGGCACTGTAGAAAATTTTAGTGGAGGTACAGGAGGAACATTTGAAATATTTAATGGAGTAAATTCCTCTCCTTATGGTCCTAATGGAACTGGACCTGAAAATATTTATTTTCTTACTCAAAGTTGGGTTGAATCAACTTTATCCCCTTTAGGACCGGTAAACACAATACATGATTCTCAAGATGAATTTTATGATGGAGAATTTAGTGGATCTAATATACTTGTAACAACACAAAGTTTAGCTACTCCTTACCCTCTTATACTTAATGAAATTCCTTATAAGTACATTCAATATTTTAGTACTTCTTCTACTGAAGAAAATATATTTGAAAGTAATTTTTTAAATCCAAATACATCTCCTAGTAATGGAGAAATTTTATTTTTTCATAAAAAAATAAATAATATTTCCCCGTTTTTATTTGAAACTAAATATTTAAAAATATCTAAAAATGATTGCAATGGAGATTCTCAACAATACCCATTAGAACAAGCAACTCTTATTAAAATATTTATTCCTTTAGTTAATACCTATGCATCATATACTTTATCAACAGTAACAGAATATTCTAATTATTATTTTTATACTGCTAATGAAACTGAATTTTTTACTGGTTCATTATTCCCTAATCAAATTTTAGATTATTCAACTACTTCATCAATAAATACTCCTAGAACATTACCATCTATTAACTCCCAAATCATTAATTCATGGTTAATAGAATCTGGTGATGCTCCTAATTATTTTAATACCTCTTCAGGAATTTATACTTTAGGTAATACTCCTAATATTCAATTAACTATATCTGCTTCTATAGATACTTTTGGAGCCCTTCCTACAGGATCTATAGGTAAAGCTAGTTTAATACTTTTAAGAAATAATTCTGAAACATCTTTAACTACTCAAAATTATAATTTAAATGGTTTTGATACAACATTATTATCAACATCTATATATCCAATTCAACAGGACCAAATTTATATTAAAATTACTAAAGGTTCCTTTACAGCAGGTACTTTACTTCTTAATAATGCTGAATTTTCTATTTCTCAAAGTGTTCCAATAATAACCTCAAGCTGTTATCCTGTTATGCTAGAGCCGTATATAACATTACCTTATTATTATAATAGTGACTATAATCCCTTACTAAACAATATTGACCAATACAGATTAAATACATACTACCAGGCAATTAATTACTACCCAGGAATTGTAACACCTATTAATTTTAATCTTTTAATAAATAATAGTGCCTTAAAAGCTTCAATACCTGATTCAAATTATACTACTGAAAGACATACTATCCCAAGATATAAAGGAAGTAAATCAACTTCTCAATTATTAAATGTATGGTCTCCTCCTGGTACTATTCCAGGAAGTAATTATTTAAATAATGCTATTTATGAAGATGTAGGAACTTATGGCCATACACCTACTGTTGAAAGCTTAAAAACTATTATAGCATTTGCAGAAGGAATTGGAGGGTGGCCTCCTGAAAGAATGAACGCATCAGCAATTACAGTTAAATATTTAATTAAATCTGATGGAAGTGTAGTTATCCCTAATACAACTGAAAATTCATTAGCTGATATACAAGATACTTTTATAACTGATGAAAGGATTATAATACAATCTAATGATATTCAATATGGAGAAGCTATTCAATTTAGAAATGTTATAAGAGGAGGATCTAGAATTGAACCTATTCTATATACTCAATATAAACATTCTCCTGCTTCATGGGGTAATATTGAACTTGAAGATCTTCTTTATGGAAATGCTGGAGGAATTGCTCTTTATAGAGATGTTAAAGGAACATATAATTTATTATCATCTAATAATATTCCCAGTCCATTTGCCTTTATTAAATCATCCCCACCTATATATGAATCTCCACTACTTACCCCAGATAATCAATTTTATATAGTTCCATTAGCTGTAGTAGAAGATGCTTTATCATTAACATTTTTATTACGGTTTAAATTTAAAGCTAAAATATTTTCAAGTACCGGTTTTCCTACAATCCCACCATACGGAGTTTATAAAGTTAATTATACTATTAAGTTGAAGAAAATTGACCCAACAACTTCTCTTATTACTGTTGTAAACTCATATAATGGATCTTTTGAGTCTTACCCAGCAGCATCAGAAACAATCACATTGAATCTAAATAGATTAAATTTTGATTTTGAAAATATATCTACTAATATATCATTTACTGTTCCTGCTCAAAATTTACAATTAAATGATAAATATTATTTTGATTGCTCTTATTCATTTTCTAGTCAATACCAAAATTGGAATTCATCATTAGACTTTAAAGGAGGAATATTCAAAATAAGCCAATACCCAAATGCTATAGGCCCTATTATCCCAGGTAATAATAATATTTGGGGATATTATGATCCTATTAATCACCTTAATGTTATAACTTCTTCTAATACACAAGGTACAGGAAGTATATTATCTCAATATTATGATGAAAATAATGAAATAAGACAAAAAAGTGTAGTAGGATCTGGGTTTAATCCTATAGTTTTACCTTGGAATATTAAACGAGGAGATGAATTTAGATTTGAAGGTAGAGAAGATTTTGTATATATGGTTGATAAAGTTTATGGGCCTGGAGAAGGATTAAATGAAAGATTATCTACTTTAACTCCTGAAGTAATAGAAGTTCATTTTCATGTTAATTTAGTAACTGGTTCTTTATCATCTAACTTTAATTTAGATCATTTTCTTATTAGAAGATATATTGATGATGCTAGTCAAATAATTATGGGAGGATTTAGACCATCTAATTCTACAGGTCCATATCTTATTAGACCAGAATATGTAGTTCCTGAATTAAATAAAAACATTGATGAAATTATATTAGACTTAACACAAAAAGGTTTGATTTGATAATATTTATTAGTATAATATTATGATAAAAAAATAAAATATGGGATATTTAAATAACCAAGTTGTAACGATTGATGCTATTTTAACAACTAAAGGTAGAGAACTTTTAGCAAAAAATGATGGTTCTTTTCGAATTACACAATTTGCTTTAGCAGATGATGAAATTGATTATACATTATATAATCCAACACATCCATCTGGATCTTCTTTTTATGGGGAAGCTATTCAAAACATGCCCTTATTAGAAGCCTTTCCTATTGAAACTCAAATTATGAAGTATAAACTAGCTACTCTACCTCGTGGAACAGCTAAACTTCCAGTTTTAGATTTAGGATATTCTGCAATAACATTACAACAAGGATCTTCGTTAGCAATTACTCCACAAACTCTTAATTATTTAGGTAATAACCAAACATATGAAACTAGTGGATATGCATGTACTATTTCAGATATTAGACTATTAAATACATTTACTGGACTAGGGATTAATACTGAAGCGGCTATAAATGCTAATGTTCCTATTACTATAACATTAGGAACAAATATTTCTAAAACTATTATTGGAACTCAATTTAATTTAAGAGCTACCACTGTAAATACTTTATTTGGAGCTAATCCTCAAATTAATGGAACCCTAACTTTTATAGGATTAGATAGTGGAGCTAGATTAACTATTCCTATTACTATTAATTATGTACCATAAAAATTAAATTTTATATATAATGTCATTTAAAAGACTAGACCCAGAAGATTTTTTAGTAAGTAGTGATTCAATTACTTCTACCTTATGGACAAATTTTCAACCAACTTTAACTACTTTTTTTACTTCTTCTATTCAAGAAGCAGGCTCATCAGGTAACTTTTATTTATCTATATTTCAAACAGCTTCTAATTTATCTAATGCAGAAGTTCAATTTGATATTGTTTATTGTGATATTGAAGGTAGTGGTAGCGAATTTTATAATAACATTGTACCCGGATATTCTCCTACAAGAACTATGTATGGACAATATCGTTCACTTATTTTAGAAGATGAAACCCAAAACTTTATTTTTGGAGCTTCAGCTACATCTGGATATAGTTGTGGTGTATTAGTATCAAGTAGTACTGCTATTTTTGGAGATCATTTTTGGGTATTATCTATTGAAAGAGCAAGATATAAAGAATCTTTATTTCCTGGTTCATGTAATTTATTCCTTACTGGCCCTGGAGGTACAGCTGGAAATACTATCCAAATTACTGATAATTCAAATGACCTTACAATCTTACCATTCTTAGGATCTACTAGAGCATACCAACTAGTCTCAGGATCTAATGGACATGGAGTAGGCACTACTGGAGGATATACTACTAATTCAGGATCATATGGAATATTATTTCCTGATTTAGGACTTATTATGTTAAACCCTTATGCTTTAAGTGAATCTATTGGATTAACTCCAAATAGAACTTATAATACTCCAGGATTTAATAATAGATTAATGTATGATGCTATTAATTCAGCAAGTTTCTTTACTTTAAATTCGCAAGAAACTATTACTTCTGATTATGTATTTGTTAGAGCTCGTAATAGTGAATTTAATTATTCTGAAAATTCATCTTTTATTTCTGGTTCTACTGGAGAAGTAATTTATAGTAGTTTTATAAATAATCCTCAAGTTTATATTACAACAGTTGGACTTTATAATGATACTACTGATCTTTTAGCTGTAGCTAAAATGTCAAGACCTTTAATAAAAGATTTTACTAAAGAAGCATTAATTAGAGTTAAACTAGATTTTTAAGAATGAATGAGTGTATTCAAACCTTTTTTAACTTCAGATGTCATTATATCACCTTTTCAAGTAAATAAATTTTTTGCTTTTCAAGGAATAGATGGTTATGGATACGTCAATTATGGTACTACAGCTATCTATGGAGGAATTTTTAATTCATTCAATGATGCTGGTATATCTATTTATGTAGGAATTAATACTCCTACTCTACCTTTTATACCTGCTCAAAATACAGGGTATGTTCCTTTTTTACAAAATAATTATTTATTATATAAATCTATAAAACAATTATATTATTCTAATTATTTAATAAATCCTTCTGGATCTCAAGCAGCTACTGCTTCTTTTAATATAGATGGTACTATAACAGGAGTTCAAGCTACTACTAATTATTATAATTATTTATCTAATACTTTACCTCCTAATAGAAAATTCCCAACAGGTTCTAATGCTATGATTGGAATTTTATCTATTCCTTCTAAAGTTTTTGGAGAATATATTAAATTAGGAAGTTTTAAATTAGAAAACAATAATGGATCAATATCTGATGATGGGCAAGGAAATCTTTTATTTAGTAGCTCTCTATATCAAGTCTCAGATTATCATGTAGGGAATATTATTTATGAACATGGGATAGCAATAGTTATTAAAGATTCATTTTATCCTATTGATGGGTATGCATATTCTTCATATGGAACTTCATCATTATTTCCTGTAGCTATATATGGTGGTTTATTTCCATCATTCTTTTTATCTAATGTAGTAAGTTGTTCTTTTGAAAGTACTACTACTATATATGAATCCCAATATAAATGTACTGCTAGAGAAAATGAGTTTAATGCCTCACAAAATGTTTCTCTTATAAATTATGAAGAAGGATATGATATATCTCTTTATAATCAAAATAATTATTATGATTCATTTCAACAATATTTATGTCAATTTAGTCAAACAAATCCATTTTATTCTAATGTAAAAGGTTTTGTTACTGGTTCTTATTTTTCACCTTATGTAACTACTGTAGGATTATATAATGACAGTTATGAATTAATAGCTGTAGCTAAATTATCTCAACCTTTACCTTTATCACAAGTAACTGATACTACTATATTAGTTAATTTAGATCTTTAATTATGAATTGGTTATATAAAAAAAATCAAATTGGGAATATTTCTCATTTTCCAAATAACACTTATGGTTTTATCTATAAAATAACCCATATCCCTACTAATAAATCTTATATTGGTAAAAAAGTTCTTTACCATAATAAAAAAACAAAGTTAACTAAAAAGGATCTTGAATTATATGAAGGTGTAGTTGGTAGAAGACCATCATATAAACTTTCAATAGTTGAATCTGATTGGAACAAATATTGGGGATCAAATAAAACATTACTTGAACTGTTAAAAACAGAATCAAAAGAAAATTTTACACGTGAAATTTTAATTACGTGTTCAAATAAAAAACTTTTAACATACTATGAAACACAAACTTTATTTGTTTATAGAGTGTTAGAGGAACCTAATTTATATTTTAACGATAATATTTTAGGTAAGTTTTATCGAAAAGACTTTGATATCTAAAAAATAGGTCATATCTTACGTTTATGGTAAATGAACTGTTAGTTAATTTAGTCAATAATGTTTTAGGAACTGGTAAACGTACAGCAAGGGGAAATCAAGCATATACTTGTCCTTTTTGTCACCACCATAAACCAAAACTTGAAGTTAACTTTACTGAAAATTCTGAAGGTATTAACCAATGGGCCTGTTGGTCATGTAGTAAAAAAGGTAAATCCATTAAAAGTTTATTTAAACAAGTACAAGTTGATGCTAGTTATTTCCAAGAACTAAGCAAATTAGT